ATATATACTGGAGATAAACAGTATGCCAGGGTTTGGCGGAATTGAAAGGTCTACAAAAGGTAAGAGTGTTACTCAAGATATTCTGAGAACATTCTTAAACCGTAATAATTGGTAAAGGAAAAATAATGACACTACTCGAAGCAATAAAGAAACATAATGAAGGTAAGATTGCATTGCATAAAGCAAATGTTGCAGTCTATATGAAGAATCCTGCTGGTATTGGGGAACACTCTGATATTGCAGAAGCGGTAGAATGTGAATTATCAAAGATTGCACATTCTCAAGATATTATTGATATGATTGATAAACACTTTTCAAGTGAGGAACAATTACCACTTTTCTCTTGACATTCACCCCTAAACCGTATATAATGAAACTCTTTGATAAGGAAAAATGTCTTGAACTTTTACACACACGTAGCCCAGTGGGGCAATCAACTATTGGTTCGTGCAGTAAAGGATGGTGTTCGTAGTAACTACAAGGTTAAATACGAACCCACTCTTTTTGTACCTGTAAAGAAACCCACTGGTTACACCACTCTGGATGGCAACAATGTCAATCCAATGAAATTCCTCTCCATCAAGGAGGCAAAGGAATTCGTAGAACTGTATCAAAGTCAACCGCATCTCGTATTCGGTATGACACAGTTTCCTTACACATATATCGCAGAACAATATCCCAAACAAATACAATTCGACAGTTCGCAAATGCGTATTGTCACTATTGATATTGAGGTAGAATGTGAGAACGGTTTCCCTAATGCTGACCAAGCATTAGAACCAATGTTATCTATTACTATCAAAAACCATGACACTGGACGTATCAAAGTTTGGGGATTGCATGAATACAAAAATGATAGAGAAGATGTTCAGTACATTCAATGTGCAACTGAACGTGAACTTCTAGCACAGTTCCTTGCATGGTGGGAATCTGACCATCCAGATATTATTACTGGTTGGAATACAGAGTTCTTTGATATTCCATATATCTGTAACCGTATCAAATCTCAAATGGGTGAGGACGCAATGAAACGTCTATCGCCTTGGGGTGTTGTTGATGCAAGAATGGTAGGTTCTGGTTTCGGTAAGAAAGACCAAGTCTACAATATTCTTGGTGTTGAGAACATTGACTATCTACAACTCTATCGTAAATTCACTTATACTAATCAAGAATCATATCGACTTGACCATATTGCATTTGTCGAACTAGGACAACGCAAGGATGATAATCCATATGAGACTTTTCGTGATTGGTATACTAAAGACTATCAGTCTTTCCTAGACTACAATATTCAAGACGTTGAACTGGTAGACAGACTTGATGAGAAGATGAAACTCATCGACTTGATTCTAACTATGACGTATGAGGCAAAGGTAAACGTATCTGATTCGTTTACGTCTGTTAAGTATTGGGATGTTCTAATCTACAATCATCTACTAAAAAGTAAGATTATCATTCCACAAAAACTTGGACACAAATCCAAGGGTGAGAAGTATGTTGGTGCTTATGTAAAAGAACCACAAGTAGGACAACACAAATGGGTTATGTCTTTTGACTTGAATTCTCTATATCCACACTTAATTATGCAGTACAATATTTCACCAGAGACTTTGTTGGCAAAACAACTTAATCTTGGTGATTCATCTGTTGATGATTTGATTGCACAAAAGTTTGATATCAAAAACATGCTTCCAAACAATGTAACGATGACACCAAACGGTGCGTTGTTCAGTAAAGACAAATTGGGTTTCTTGCCTGAGATGATGCAAGAGATGTATAATGACCGTACCATCTATAAGAAAAAGATGTTAGATGCCAAACAGAAATATGAAGATACCAAAGATGCTAAATACTTAAAAGATGTTTCAAGGTTTCAGAATATTCAGATGGCAAGAAAGATTTCACTAAACTCAGCCTATGGTGCGATTGGTAATGAGTGGTTTAGATATTATGATTTGAGGATTGCAGAGGGTATTACGACATCGGGACAATTTTCTATACGTTGGATTGAGAAGTCCATCAATTTGTATCTAAACAAATTGTTAAAAACGAATGGAGAAGATTATGTTATTGCATCGGATACAGATTCGGTATATATTACTTTTGACAAGTTGGTTAGTACTGTGCTTGAAAAAAGAACAGATGAGTCGGAGAGTTCGTATCGTGGGAGGGCGGTGGACTTCCTTGATAGAGTTGCTCAAGAGAAAATTGAACCTTTTATTGATAAGAGTTATCAAGCTCTTGCTTCTTATGTAAATGCATATGACCAAAAGATGCAAATGGCAAGAGAGGTTATTGCAGATAAGGGTATCTGGACTGCAAAGAAAAGATACATTCTTAATGCGTGGGATATCGAAGGTGTTCGTTATCAAGAACCTAAACTTAAAATCATGGGTATCGAAGCAGTTAAATCATCTACGCCTGCACCTTGTCGTGACAAGATTAAAGAGGCACTGAAGATTATCATGTCTGGTTCGGAGAAGGATGTAAACACATTCATCCAAGAGTTTCGTGAAGAGTTTATGAAACTTCCACCAGAAGAGATTGCATTTCCTCGTTCTGTTAATGGACTAAAGAAGTGGAGTAGTAGTTCGGGTATCTTTACTAAAGGTGTTCCTATGCATTGTAAAGGTGCATTGCTTTACAACCACTATACTAAAATGAACAAACTTAATAATAAGTATCCTCTTATACAAGAGGGTGATAAAATCAAGTTCCTAAACATGAGACAACCGAATCGAATGTCATCCAATGTGATTTCGTTCATTACTAAGTTGCCTACAGAACTAGATTTGCATAATATGATTGACTATGACTTGCAATATGAGAAGGCATTTGTTGAACCATTGACGTTTATTATGAACCAAATTGGGTGGCAGATTGACCGTTCTTATGGAACACAGACAACTCTTGAGGATTTCTTTGGATAAATGCCTTGACATTTGTTGGCAAAACAAGTATAATGAGAGTATAAATTATGAAAGAGGATTTGAATGAAATATTTTAGATATACACTTGATGAACTGAAACAGTCATCTGACAGAAAACTATTCGATTACATATCGTTCTTTGCGGGCGGTGGTGGTTCATCTGCTGGTTATAAACTTGCAGGCGGTGATTGTAAATTTGTCAATGAGTTTCAACAAGTCGCAGTGGATACCTATCTAGAGAATTGGCCAGAGACACCAGCACACATATGTGGTGATATCAAAGAAGTCACTGGTGCAAAGATTATGGAGATGACAGGAATCAAAAAGGGAGAACTTGATATACTTGATGGTTCACCACCTTGTCCACCATTCTCAATGTCTGGTACAAAACAAAAAGGTTGGGGTAAAGAAAAGACTGCCTATGGAATGAAACAAAAAAACATTGAAGATTTAACGTGGGAACAGATTCGTATTGCTGGTGAGATGATGCCAAAAATAATTATCTGTGAGAATGTAAAAGGTCTTACAATGGAATATGCAAGAGAACATTTGATGAGAATGGTAAATGATTTCGAGGCATTAGGTTATACAACAGTTTACAAAGTACTAAAGGGACACAATCATGGTGTGCCTCAGAAAAGAGAAAGAGTTTTTATCGTATCTGTAAGGAACGATGTACTGGATAAAATCGGAGTACCATTTATGATACTTGAAAGTTTGATTTTTCCAGAACCAGAAGAACATGTCACCACAATTAAAGATGCAATTTGGGATATTCAACAAAACAATGAGAATGCTTTTGAAGCAGTTGAACTTTGTGAGTCGATGACCAAGAGCGCTAAATATAAGTGGATGAAGAGACTACCAAAGAATCCAGAAAAGGTTGTCTCTGTTGGTGATGATGTAGTTGGGCCTTGGTATGATAAAGTCATTGAACATAGAAAGAAATGGGGTAAGAGTATTCCAGATAGAAAGAGTTCGTTCTTTCAATCTCGTAGAGTTCCTTGGAATCAAGCATCTCATACACTTTCTGAACAAGGACTACAAACAAGTCTTGCAGTTCACTTGCACCCAGAAGAAGATAGGGTGTACACAACTAAAGAAGCTGCACGACTAATGACTTTGCCAGAGGATTACAAATTCACTGGTACTCTTAATGAGAAACTTGCAAGAATTGGGTTGATGGTTGCACCACTACAAATGAAGTACCTTGCTGATAAAGTGTACGAAAACATCCTTAAACCCTATAAGGAGATACAAAATGCAGAAACTAACGGTTAAGAAAGACTTAGGTCAAAAAGAAACTTACGATAAATGGAATGGTAAATTTCTAGACGAATCAGCATACGATGAGGTAATCAAAGTAACTGATACAGACATGGGAGTAATGAAACCTATCCTATCTTTGGATGGTTCAGATGTTCCCCTTGCATATGTTATTACAAATGCATTCCCTAAACAAAGTAAGATTAGGGATATTCTAACTACTATTGAAGATACATCTACAATGAGGGCAAACTGTTCAGGCCCTATTGATAAAGAAGAGATGTTGGCAAAAGGTTTAGTTGAAGGACAAGACTATAAACTTAGAACACCTAACTCATATTATGTCCGTACAAAGTCTGGTGGTTGGGGTATGATTGCATACTCAAACGAAATCCATTCAGTTATGATTGGACACAAACGTGGACGTTTTACTGGTGGTATTGATGTATCGGGTTGGTGTAAAGACAATAAAGAAAAGTGGGAAGCACTACAAGAAATTTCTGAACACAATGAAACTGCATTTGCAAAAGCAAACAATGACATCTATAAAAGTCAGAAGTCATTTGCAGAAAACAACATTCGTCCAGAACATAGAGTTGGTGAAGGTATCTTTACCACACTTTCTGCGAATAGATATTCTGCATATCAGTCTGCAAAGATGGCTGCACATGTAGACAGTGGTGACACTGATGCTGGTATGACAAGTATGTGTGTATTCAGAGAAGGTGATTACGATGGTGCATATCTTTGTTTCCCTCGTTATGGTGTTGCAATTGATGCCCCAGATAATAGTGTTGTAATTGCAGACAGTCAAGAAGTACACGGTGTTACACCTATCTCTGGTAATGGACAACGGTTTAGTTGTGTTGCATATTGTGATAGACGATTGGCAACAATCGGTGTCTACGGTAAACAAGAGAAGTTGATTGGTAAGTATGCTGCAAAGACATCTGGAAATTTAAATGACTTTCTTGGCGAATAAGCCTTGACTTTTGTTTTAATAACAGGTATACTATGCTAGAAGATTGAGGTTAATTTATATTATGGAGAAACAATGAAATACCCCTTTAAATATGAGAAGGCCCAAGAACACTTTGAGGAATTCGCAAAGAAACCTGTTCTTGTAGAAGGTATGAAGTTGGTGGAGATGTGTTATGTAAAAGTAACAGACATCGACACTGAACATTATAACTTTGGGCGTGTGGAAGGAAAAACAGATTCACCACACATTTTGAAGTTGCGTACTATTTTTCGCAACGATGAGTATGAACCACAGTTTCACGAACCACCAGTAATTACAAAGCAAGGTAAACTTGTTGCTGGTAAACACCGTTTTGTTTCTGCAAAGTTGGAAAAGGTTGAACACATTTGGGTTGCAGTATGTACGTTTGCAACAACTAAATCTTTACGTCAATATGCAATTACAGAGAACTTGCGTAAGCATCCTAAGAACGAAGCAGACCAAGGTGCAGTGGTTTACAATGTTATCTCTGCTATTCAGGCAGGAGACTGTAACAAGAATGCACACTCTATTCGTCAATACTTGAAAGAGATTGATTGGAATACACAAGTTGCAAAGACTGTAGAACTGGTTCTTTCATCTGTTATTGATGATTACAAACAGACTACTAACCCTACTCGTGATGAGATTGTTGAAGCAATTATGGATGAGTATGGTGTAGATGTTACACAAGCACCACAGTGGTTGGTTTCAACATTGCGTGGTGGAACTGGTGAGGTTGCTGGTGACCGTCATGCACGTTTATGGTCAAAGGTTTATCCTTTGTTAGTTAAGGGACTTGATGTGAATGTTGCAGTTGGTTTTTCGGATACTCTTGCAAAAGATATTCCAGAGAATCGTGTGAATATTTCTGAGAACTACTTAATGAACTATATCGACCAGTGTGTACAGGTTGCAGAAGCATACAAGTCTGGCAACTTAGGAAACATTAACTTTTTATTCAAGACACAGATTGAGGGTGAAGATGGACATTTTGTCGAAATTGACTCCTAAACAATTAGACCATGCAGATATTTGTTTTTCTGCAATGTCTGGTATTATGGAACGTGGTAAGTGGGAAGTAACTTCTAAGAAACGTCAAATCACTCGACAGTTCTATATGGGTTGTGGAAACTTTTCTTCTGGTTGGGTATCATCTGAAGCACAGATGTTGAAGGCAAAAGACCGTTGTAAAGACCACTTCATTTCCCCACAGACTTATGCTTACTACATTCTCGACCATTGGCATATGTATTCTATTTGGGAACAGTTTTTACCACAGTGGATTTTGTGTTCACAAACTATTGCAGTTACATCTGAAGAGAATAACAAGTTAAGTGGATTTACAAAGAATACTTTTGAAACTGGTAATGTTATCAAAGTAAAAACTTCTATTGTAAATCGTTATTCAGAACTTGGTATTGATTTGTATCACGAAAAGAATGGTTTGGTAATGGCAGGTGAAAAGTTTCCTCTACCAGTATCAGAACACTTCTTAGAATATGAGGAGAAAAATCTACTACTATGATTATAATGATTGGTGGAATACCATGCTCTGGTAAATCCACATTAATGAGAAGTCTGATTTCAGAAATGGGTTCGCATGAAGATGTTGAACCCATGAAACTATTTCCATGCCAAAAACACGGTGACGTATTGGTAGTTGGAAGATATCCTGTTGGCGAAACATTTGGGGGAACTGACAGAATTAGTTATGGTGCTATCTCTAAGTTTAGAGATTTCATTGAACAAGAAACTCCCAAACATAAACATATAATACTTGAGGGTGATAGATTTTGTCGTGCAAAAGATATCGAATGGTTGTTATCAGAACATGATGCAAAGGTTTTTATCCTAAAGGTAACAGCTGAAACTGAAAAGGAAAGACATATTGGTAGGGGTGATGAACAGTCTGAGAAATGGTTGCAGACTAGAAGAACCCTAATTAATAATCTACAATCTAATTTTCTCTTAATGGGTGAATTGGAAATACGGCAAACTGATACATGGGATTCTCTCCATGAATTAAAAAATGAAATAAAGGAAAACTTGATATGAAAAATAAAGTAATTAGTATACTGTTTAATAATGGAATGGAAATTGTTGGACGGTTTGTTTCGGAAACAGATGATGAACTTGTGGTGTACAAACCTCGTATGGCACAAATGTCGCAACAGGGAGTTGGACTTATTCCATCTATCTGTGCTACTGGTAAATCACCAGAAGGTGACTTCACATTCAGTAAAAGATTTATTATGTATTACACTGAATCTGTTGATGAGATTTCAAAAGGTTGGCAACAACATACAAGTGGATTGATTACAGCAGATAAAGGTACAATAATCTCTTGACTTTAGCAGACAAATATAGTATTATAAACAAAATGGAATCAAAGGATATAGATATGACTGATGAACGACTATTGCTAGACTACACTCGTTTTGTGGATGAGGTGACTTCTGAGGAATCAAAAGACCCACAGGCGTTTTCAGACGCACTAGATATAATAGACGAAACAAGTGGTTTGCCTCCAGAACGATTGATTACAGCTGCATTGGGTATCACTGCCGAGGGTGGTGAGTTTGCAGAGATTATCAAGAAAGCATGTTTTCAAGGTAAACCTCTAGATGATGATGCACAATATCACATGAAGCGTGAATTGGGTGATGTTATGTGGTACATTGCACAAGCATGTATTGCTCTGGATTGCACACTAGAAGATATCATTTATATGAATATCGAAAAGTTAGAAGCACGTTATCCAGACGGATTTGATTCTTTTCGTTCAAACAACAGAAAAGAAGGAGATGTATAAAGTATGGATTTTTTGAAAGATATTGCTAAGACAGCGGGCAATGAATACGCTGCACTTGTAAGTGAAGGGGTTGAAGCAGGTGATGTTGATGCATTCATCGACACTGGTTCTTATATCTTCAACGCATTACTGAGTGGTTCAATTTATGGTGGACTACCAGCAAACAAGATAACTGCGGTTGCGGGCGAGTCTGCAACTGGTAAAACTTTCTTTGTGATGGGTATGGTTAAGTCATTCCTTGATGCAAACCCAGATGCTGGTGTGTTGTATTTTGAGTCTGAATCAGCAATCACAAAACAGATGGTAATCGACAGAGGTATCGACCCTGCTCGTATGGTTATCCTACCAGTAACAACTGTACAAGAGTTTAGAACACAATCATTAAAAGTATTGGATGCATATTTGCAACAGAATGAAGCAGATAGAAAACCAATGTTGTTGTGTTTGGATTCACTTGGTATGTTGTCTACTACAAAGGAAGTAGAAGATACTGCTGATGGTAAAGAAACTCGTGATATGACACGGGCGCAAGTACTTAAAGCTGCATTTAGAGTATTGACTCTGAAACTTGGTAAAGCAAAAGTACCAATGGTAATTACAAACCACACATATGATGTTGTTGGTTCTATGTTCCCTACTAAAGAAATGGGTGGTGGTTCTGGACTGAAGTATGCGGCATCATCTATCGTATATCTTTCTAAGAAGAAAGAGAAAGATGGAACTGAGGTTGTAGGTAACATCATTCACT